TTAATATAAGCGGACTGTCTAACATGCTGGTCGAGCCAAGAATCCACTCTTGAAATAATCTCAATCTCGTTCCTATTGATTACTTCTCCCCTTCTGTGACCGACAGTCCTAAGATATTCTATGTAGTTGCACTACTCTGGAGTTATTTTTTACCAGCTTCTTCTACACTTGAATCATCTATTCTTTAACCTCTTATGTGTTGTTTATAATTCTACATATCTATGTATTTTTTTATACACCCTATGTAGACAGACTTGGACTACAAAAAAAAATTTGACAGGTTAGCCAGTGTATAACCGACTAACCCATCAGGGGATTTTACTTGTTTACTTGTTCTTTTACCACAAGTGGTTGTTTATCAAGATACGCATTGAGTTTATTCTCACGGTCTTGTACTTGAACCAATTGGGTTAAGGCTTGTTTCTCAAACAAATTTCCCTGCTTTACAGCTGGTGTAGTAGCAGATTTGAGAGCAGCAATATTACCATTGATTCTGTAGCTCAACTGTTGTCTTTCTGAATCATAGACACTGATAAGTTCTTTGTTATCAGTAAGTCTAATCAATTCATTGTACCAACCAGTACTAGCTATCTTAGCAATTTGAGTTTGCTTGTATCCTAGTTTACCTGACTTGGTGTACAACAAACAAGATACATGACTACAACCATATCGTAACCAAAACATCTTGAGTTTACCTAAAGCTGAATCAAGAAAGAACTCTTGACTTCTTATGATATAATCTTTCTTGTGTACCATAATCTCATTAGGATTATCAAAGCCATAGATACCTTCCTGGTCGTGAGAGCCTTCCATTCGTGCATCAACTAAGTCGTTATCTATAGCAGTCAACAACTCAGTTTGAGCATGATACTCTCTTATCTCAGCATGCAATAGTGCAGCATGAGCGTTTCGCAGTTCGAAAGTATTGTGCGACCAAGTAATACTTTTATTAGTATCAACTGACCTTACCATACTTTCTGATGCTTCTTCGATATTATGTTCTTCTAGTATATGACTAGCTTCTAGTTCGTAATCAATTTTACCGTTCATGATTTTTCTCCTGTTTTAATTAATTCTCTACTAAATTCTCTTTCCTCCTCAACCTGTTTCAGCAAGTCGTTTGTCTCCTGTTCAAGATGAACCAGACACAAGAAGGTAAATAAGTTAGTTAGTAGTAGTACTGATATAATTATAATTGATATCATGTTATTTTCTCCCTATTTGATTGAAACATTTTCCACAGATTATAGACACAGGATGGTAGTCACGGTCATCATTTACTAGGGTATGTATAGAATCCCCAAATATAAATTCTGAATTGCACTGTTCGCAACTATCTTGAAAGTAACTTTCTGTGCTTGTGACTTGAGCTGCGTCAAGTACTTGTATTATATTTTTATTGTTATTCATAGTAATCTCCTTTTAGAGGTTAGGTGGTAGCTGTTTATTCAACTAACACAATTACTCACAGCATAACTAATCGCTGGATGCAGTTGTCCAGTGTTAGATTGGTAGAAGCTTCGACAACTTGTTGTCGTGCATTAAGCGTTCGGCTGCGCCGAACAAGAAGAAAAAATGCAAGCGCCTGGAACCGATATAATACTTGACTACAAATCCCGATTCGTATGATGTTAGTAAGCCGTGTTAGCGTCCGTCGTGTATACAAAGGAGCCCAGACTTTACATGCATTGCATCACTTCCTTACACGTAAGACAAAGAAGTCTTGCAATGCAGATA